CAATTTAATAGAAAAATTAGTAACTAAGAAAAGGGCTACCGAACTTACAAAACCTAATGTTTATGGTGGTGATACTGAAAATCAAGGAAATACGAGTGTTAAACAAACTGCGGACGTTGGTTGTGTGGTTTCAAACTATTGGACTAATAACGGTAAGAATCCAATACCTAAGTATGATATACCAAACAGTCCTACGAGATTGACTGATTCAGAACTTAAAGGATTAATAGAGACGGCTGCTAGTCAGTTACCTAATTATAGTGATACTGTTAAGAATGGATTAATGGCAATGACATTTACGGTCTCTAAGAGAGAACAGGGTAGAGGTAACGGTGTAAGGTTCTTATACGATAACCCATTCGGATTACACTTAGACGGTGGTGGTCAGAGTACCTTTAGAGAGGAAATTAAAGGGTATTTCTGTCCTTCGACTAGTGATGGATATGCTAGGTCTACGGCAATATTCCATGATGTAAGTAAAGAAGAAAAGGTTGAAGATGGTATTGTAAGAGCATATAAAGCATTTATGAAGTCAATGAAGAAACGTGGGGAAACTTATTACGGAGCGAATCATTGGGAAAGTGAGAACTCCGCAAACCCTGAATATTTAGCTAGTTTATGGGCGTTCTATTGGAATACTAGTTACAAAGCGATTAAAGATGAAGGGGATACGAAAGGTAACTTAATAAGTGAGTATGACAATGGTATGGTATCGTATAAGAATGGTACTAACAAAGACTATTCAGATGAGTTTGATACCTTTACTAAGTACAACGCTACTTTTAATAAACTATAAAACCTGATATTTTAATATTTGGTTATATTTATATATAAACACATTATTATGGAAAATAATAAATTACAAAACGCATTAAATCAGTTTTTAGGTAGAAACGTTGTTGTTGAAGACAAAGGTGACTATCAAGAAGTATGTGATTTACAAACAGGTGACTGTTACACTATCAGAACAAAAGACGGTTTAATCGAGAGACAAACAAGATTAGATAAAAAATTTATAACTGAGGACGGTAGAACGTTACTTAGAGGGTAATATTATATATTATGAAAAAAACACAAGAAGAGCTTCTTAACGAGGAGTTAAGTAGGTTTATGTCTATCAACAAATATGTTGGTACTATTAACGAACAAGAGTTAGGTGGTGAAGAGGAGGTGTCTACTGAATTACCAACAGGGTTGGATACAGAGACTCCTGAATTAGAGGACGAGGTTGAAACAGAAGATGAAGTATCAACTGAAGAACCAGGTGGTGGTTTGGATGATGCGTTATCGACTACTGAGGAATTACCTATGGGTGATGAAGAGGAGTTAGAAACAACAGAAGATTCAGATACTGAAGAAGTAGATGTTACTGATTTAGTTGACGGACAAAAAGAATTAGAGGAAAAATTTAAATCAACGGAAGAAAAGATTAGTCAATCGGTTGAAAAAGTTGATGGAGTATTTTCTAAGTTAGATGACTTAGAACAAAAAATGGGTGAATTGGATAAGTTATATAATGCGATTGACGACTTAGGTGATAAAATCGAACAAGCTAAACCAAAAACCCCTGAACAAAAATTAGAATTACGTTCATTAGATTCATACCCTTACAATCAGAAATTAACAGATTTCTTTGATGATAAGGAAGTTGAAATGGATGTGACAGGTAAGGATGATTATGTATTAACATCTGATGACGTTAAAAATATGTCAGAAAAAGATGTTAAGGATTCATTCGTAGCACCTGATGAGGTTGAGGAAAACGACTAAGAAAAAAACAATCTAAATATTAAAAGGGGTACGAAAGTGTCCCTTTTTTTTATTCTTTATATATTTATTAGTATGGATATTAGAGAAACTATTAAAGAGGATTTGGCCGTTTGGTTCGGGACTAAGAAAAAACCGAAAGGAAGTAAACAACCAAAAGGACCATGGGTTAATATTTGTAAAAAGAAAAAGGGAGGTGGACACCCACCTTGCGGTCGTTCAGATGATGACGGTGATGGGAAAAAAGATGGTGCTTATCCTAAATGTAGAGCAGTCCATGTCGCGTCCAAAATGTCAGATGATGCCAAAAAAAAGGCATGTGGACAAAAAAGAAGGGCTGAAAAGAAAACCCCTAAAACGGGTAAGGGTAATAAACCTACAATGGTATCCAACAAAAACTTAAAAGAAAATATGTCAAAGACAGTTAAGATTACAGAAATAGAACTATATACTATAGTTGAAAATGTTATAAAAGAACAAAAAGAAAAATTATCAAAGTTTGATTCGGTATCGGATATCGCTGAATGGTCTAAAATAGTCTCACAATTTTCAGGTGACGATTTTAGGTTTGTAGAATATAAAAGATTTAGAGCCGCGACTGATAGTGATGGTGAGTATTTAGCTCATTGGGACCATAAATTAGGAATGGGGTTCTTTGATGAGATGGATTTAATCCCTGAAGATAGTTTAGAAGGGTTAGGTATTGTTAAAGACGATAAAGAGTACGAGTTTTTTGGTGATTTAAATGAGACCGACTTACTTGAAGGTAAGAAAAAAAGTAAAAGTAAAAAATCTAAAAACACTTTATGTGCGAGAGGTAAGTCAGCTGCTAAGGCTAAGTTTGACGTTTACCCGTCAGCATATGCTAACGGATATGCGGTACAGGTCTGTAAAGGTACTATAAAAGGTTTAGACGGTAAAAAAAGGTGTTCAGGTAAATATTGTAAGGGTAAAAAGTAATAAACTATTATTCGTTTATTTTTAATATTGAAAGGGTTATATTTATAGATATAATCCTTTTTTTTTATGTCATTTTATTATAAATTTGGTACTGTTGAAACTACAACCCCTTGGAATAGACCTACATTGGAGGTGTTTAATGAGTGGTGGGAAGAATTCAAAACATTTGAAGGTGTTTCTGATTATGATTTCTATCTGTCAGGTAGTTTTCTGACTTTAAGAGATACTGATAAAACATGGGACGTAGATGTTATAGTAACAGGTCCGATTAAAAATTTTGTAAATTTAAGTGATATTTTAAAACACGGTAGGTTATTAGGGTTTCAGAAAAAAATCTTTATAGACCTTTTCTATTACGACTCAATAGAGTTTTGTTACGGTGAAATTAGTGAGGAAAATATTAAGTACTACCTTAAAGGTTTTTTACTTGGGCAAGAACTTAAGATTGTTGATGGTAAAACTGAGGTCGATAGAAAACTTCATAGTACTTTAACTCCGGGTAAGCCATATGGTTCCGATGTGGGATTTGTTTACACAAAACAACCAACAATCAAACAGTTAAACAACAAGGAAAAATATCACCCTACAAACCGAGCAAAAAAACTAAATTAAACTTCTCTACGTTCAACATATTAGTTGACTTATTAATAATAATGTGTATCTTTACATTGGGTTAGATAACCAAACACGAGAACGGGTTATAACCGAACAATAATTTATTAATAACAAAAAAAGTAAACATGTCAAACATTTTAGACGCGGTTCTACAACAGTACGAATCAAACAAAATCGAGCCAAAATCAAACTCGAACAGAATGTCTCAAGACGAGAGACTTAAAAAGTATTTCACCACTATCTTACAGAAAGGTGAAAGAGAAGGTCAAAAAAGGGTACGTATCCTACCTACTGCAGATGGTACGTCACCATTCAAAGAAGTATGGTTCCACGAATGTCAAGTTGGTGGTAGATGGATGAAAATCTATGACCCAGGAAAGAACGAAGGTAAACGTTCACCATTAAATGAAGTTAACGAAGCACTTATGATGACAGGTTCTGAGCAAGACAAAGTCTTGGCAAGACAGTACAAGTCACGTAAATTCTATATCGTTAAAGTAATCGACCAAGACAAACCAGAAGATGGTGTTAAGTTTTGGAGATTTAAACACAACTATAAAGGTGATGGTATCTTAGACAAAATTATCCCAATTTGGAAGAATAAAGGTGATGTAACTGACCCATCGGTTGGTAGAGACTTAATCCTTTCACTTTCATTAGTAAAAGCACCAAACGGAAAAGAATATACTAACGTTGCGTCAATCATGTATGATGACCCAACACCTATTTCTACAGACGCGGCACAACAATCAGAGTGGACCGATAACGTTATGACGTGGGAAGATGTATATGCTAAGAAACCTGAAGAATATTTAGAAGCAATCGCTCAAGGTCACGAACCAAGATGGAGTTCAGAAGCTGGTAAGTATGTATATGGAGATGGTGAAAACATTGTAGAAATTTCAGGAGGTACATCTACAACAACCAAGGTTGAAACAACACCAACACAGGTAAAAATAGAAGATACTCAAGCAAACGCTAAGGTAGACGAAGACTTACCATTTTAATAAACACTAATCATATGGTACCGACACGGATGTCGGTACCATATTATCACACAAACAAATATGGCATTAAAGAAAAAAGACTTTAGTAGTATTAAATCAAAATTCTCAAAACAGGCGAAGTTTAAGTCTGACAGATTTTTTGATTTAGGACCATCCTTTTTAGATGCTACAGGGTTACCAGGTCCGGCTATGGGTCACATTAATATGTACTTAGGTCATTCAGATACTGGTAAAACAACTGCCTTAGTAAAGGCGGCGGTAGACGCACAAAAAAAGGGAATATTACCTGTATTCGTCATCACTGAACAGAAATGGGATTTTCCACACGCAAAATTGATGGGATTAGAAATTGATGAAGTCGTTGATGAAGAAACGGGTGAAATTGAATATGATGGATTTTTCTTATTCAACAATCACTTTGAGTATATTGAACAAATAACGGATTATATTAATGAATTGTTAGATGCTCAGGCAAAAGGTGATTTACCATACGACCTATTATTCCTTTGGGATTCTGTGGGTTCTGTGCCATGTAAGATGACTTACGATGGTAAAGGTGGTAAACAACACAACGCATCTGTATTATCGGATAAGATTGGTATGGGACTTAATCAAAGAATCTCAGGTTCGAGAAGAGTTGATAGAGAACATACGAACACATTATTGGTTGTTAATCAACCATGGGTAGAATTACCTGATAATCCATTTGGACAACCAAAGATTAAGGCTAAGGGAGGGGAATCGTTATGGTTAAACTCAACATTAGTATTCTTATTTGGTAATCAAAAAGGTGCTGGAACAACTAAAATTTCGGCAGTAAAAGACAAAAGAAAGGTAAGATTCGCAACAAGAACTAGAATATCTATTATGAAAAACCACGTAAATGGAATGGGGTATGAAGATGGTAGAATTTTAGTCACTGCTCACGGTTTCTTATCAGGTAAAGATTCGGCGGAAGAGAAAAAATCTTTAGAGAAATACAAGGCTGATAACGCTCCTTATTGGAAGACGATGTTAGGTATTGAAGGAGAGTTTGGTCTTTCGGTGGACGGAGAGTAGAGAGAGTAAAAAGTATATATGGTTTAACCTTTCAAGGTATATAAATGAAAAACACGTTAGTAGTTGACGGAGACAACTTATTTAGGATTGGATTTTACGGAGTAAAGAACTTTTACACTAAAGGAAAGCATGTTGGAGCTATATACCATTTCTTAAATACGATTAAGAGACATATTCAGGCCCATAATTATAACAAGATAGTAGTATTTTGGGATGGGTCTGAAAACTCTTCGTTTAGGAAAAAAATATTCTTACATTATAAAGATAATCGTAAGAGTAGAAACTTATCAGAAGAACAACAAGAGTCTTATAACTTCCAAAGACAGAGAGTAAAACAGTATTTAGAAGAATTATTTGTACGACAATCAGAATTTAGTGTTTGTGAGGCAGATGATAATATTGCGTTTTACTGTCAAAACTCAGAAAACGAAACAAAGGTTATTTTCTCATCAGACAAAGACCTCACACAACTTATTAGTGACGATGTTAAAGTTTTTTCACCCACAAATTCCTATATGTATGAATTGGGTGATAAGATTGAATTAAATAAAGTAGACATACCAACATATAACGTTGCACTTACAAAAATTTTTGTTGGAGATAAGAGTGATAATATTGATGGTATTCAGATGTTAGGTGAGAAGACGTTCGTTAAACTTTTCCCAAAGGTTCTAACGGAAGAGATGACAATCCAACAAGTTCTAACAAGGGCGGAGGAGTTATTTACCGAGGACAAAAATAATCGATTAGTTAATAACATTCTCACAGGAAAAACAAAGAGAGGTGTGTTCGGTGAAGAATTTATAAATATTAACAAACAAATAGTAGATTTA